CTAAAAGAGAGTGCGGGTTCGATTCCCGCCCCGAGTACTCCTTGTCGAGGCAGTGTTTATCATGTGTGTGTTTTAGGAGGCGTTGTGGTGGCGCCTCCTATTTTTCTAAAACGCTTATCTGCGTTTTTAATAGGAAAACAAAACGCGTGGTCGTATATTTAACTTGCACTTAAAAATAATAACACATGAATAAACTAATTAAATTCTTTGAAAGCGAAAATGTTGTAAACGCATTTATAGCCGTTATGTGGGTAATAATGATAACAATAATAATTTACATTGTCAGTTAGGCTTATAAGAACACACACCATATATTTAGAATGTTAAATTTAAAACATAAACACACCATGACAAAAAAAGAAATTAGATCCGCAATTAACAAAGCAGTGTATTTGTATGCCGAATCATTAGGTTATGATATGTCTGACGACAACGATGGCTCGTATGTGACATTTACTAAACCCGATTCCAAAGCAGACGATTCAATTGATTACCATCGTTCGTATCACGAAATATATGTTATGAATTGGGCGAGTGATGAAACCAAAGCTGACTCAATATTGATTCATAATTACGCTGTAGCGATGCAAGATAAATTTAAGGAAAATGATTAGGCTTATAAAACACCACATCATATATTTAACTTGTAATAAATAATTAAAACTAAAAAAAACAAAAACATGAAAAAACTAATTGTAGTACTAGCGACAATCGGGATGCTTATATCATGTAAGGATAGTGAAACAGCACAGTTTAGTTCATTAGGAAAACCACATATCATAACAATGTATGGTTGTGATGGAAAAATAATTAAACAGTGGGAATCAACAGGATCAGTATCAAATTCGGAGAAATCAGATGGTTGGTATTTTGAAGACACAGCCACCGGCAAATTAGTAGAAGTAACAGGTACGTTGGTAATTGAGGTTAAGTAATAGGCTAACAAAATAACACACCATATATTTAGAATGTTAAATTTAAAACATAAACACATGACACAATTTGAAATCGATTTGGAAAAAACCATCAATGTAGGTGGAGGCGTTATGCCTAAAGCTATTTGGAATCTAATAATTTCTATTCGCGACTGTAAGCTTTATTCGAAAGGCCTCAAACCGCACCGCTACTTTAAAATTAGTGATGTGAAATGGTATTTTGGAGTTAGTGGTAGTGCGGATAAGATAGCTGTACAATTAGAAGAAATATTAAATCGATATAAAGAACAAATGGCTAATATGAGTTAGGCTCATAAGGTACAGCACCGTATATTTAGAATGTTAAATTAATTAAGTGAAAATAAGTAAATAAAAAAGCAGAATAAGATTAATTAGGCACACCAGAAACAATATAGTATATTTAAGTATAAGAAAAATAAATAATAATAACTAAAAAAAACAAAAACATGAAAAACAAGAAAAACACCACCACCGAAGTAGTAGTTGTAGAAGTGATTAACAACGAAGTAAAGAAATTGGGCCGACCAGTTAATGGATCAAGTAAGCGCCAACAACGAATCGCTGAATTAGAGGCTAAACGAGCAGCTGGAGTATGTAAGAGAGGTAGGCCGACTGTTGCGGGTTCGAAGCGCCAAGAAACATTAGCCAAGAGAGCCGATAAAGTAGCTAATGGAGGAGAATTGAAGCGTGGACGCCCGGTTAATATGAATAGTAAGCGTCAAGTTGAGTTAGCCGCTAAGGCTGCCAAAGCGGTTGAGACTGCAAAGTAATTAGAATTGTGAATTAGTAAGGTGTGGGACCCGTAAGGGTCCTACTCCTGTATCCCTGTGTGTGTACGTACGTACATATATTCTACGTGATATATACCACGCGCGTTATTATCCATATAACGGTACGTGTCCGGAACAAGGGGAATGGACGCGCTTTCAGATCTTATACAATCTTTTAGGGCGCGATTGTATATATTTATATATGAAACCTAACACTAGAGAAAAAGCCACCCATTGGGTAGCTAACTTCTCTCACTTGTGGGATTGAAAATGTACAATCATAAATATAATTTCAGATTAACCCCTTTTGGTAAATCCCTACTTTTCCCACCTTTAAAAAACTTAAAATTTTTTTACATCGACAATCTATATATTTATATTTGGATTTCAGAAACCTTATTATTATATTATACCCGTATGAAAGAAAACATCATAACATCAATTTTAACTATCTTCATTTATTATTTAATTTTCTCATTTATTAAATGGGATTTAAACATAATGAATTGGGGATGGATATTACGATTATTATTTGTATTTGTAACTTTATATCAATTTAATAAATCTATCAATCATGTCAAAAAATAGTGCACGTCAAACAGTTCAAGCCGTTAAGGAATGGCTCGCGTTTATGAAATTTAAACCTAAGAAGCGTCCTGTGGATCCTACATATGAGCATTCTATGAGTGAAATAGTTAATGTTAAGAATTTTAAACGTAAATAAGTATATACGTATGGAGATAGGAATTTATATTGTTTTAGCCTTTATAGCAGGTTTTCTTTTAGATTATTTTATATCTGAGAAAAAAATTAAGGTGCTAGAGGAGCGTATTGAAGCACTTGAACATCTTGTGAACGATCTTATTGATTTTAAAAATAATGGGAAAATTAATTAAAACTGTTATAACAACTGCTTTATTAGTTGTTGCACCTTTATTTGCTTATACTCAAAAATTCTCTTTAAAAGAACATAAAACGTCTTTAACGTTTATTTTTTTAGCTGGTGCTTCTGATGGTGTAAGAGATGCTTCTATGTTCCATATGTGGAATGCTAATAATTGGTGGAATGGTAGAGAAAGTTGGGAAAATAAATATAAGGACTATCCTAATGATATGTCTGCTGCTTATTGGGGTTCTAAGAATGTACTTGTTTGGACTACTGATGCGCCACATTTTTTCAATATGTTCTCTAACCAATTTACTTCCTTCTCTATAGTTACTTATCCTGGTAACTCAGGTAAATTTAAACATATTGTTAGAGATGCTATTATATATAATATCACAAGACAAATAGGTCATTCATTAATGTATAAAGTAGTTTTACCTCCAAAGTATGAATAATTTGGCTTTTAGAATTTTATTTTATATATTTATTGTATATTAATATTAACTAATAATAAACTAAAAATGAAAAAAGTATTTATTTTATTTGCCGCTGTCGCAATGTTCGCTTCATGTACATCAACAACTACAACTGAAGAGATAGCAACCACTGACACTACTGCTGTCACTACTGTTGATACAACAAAAACAGATACAACTTCTGTTATTAGTGTAACTAATAATACTGATACAACTATTGTATCTCAATAATTAGAAATTAAAATTTAGTAGTATTGCCTCATATTTATTAATGTGAGGCAATTTCTCTATACAATGAACTTGGATAACATATTTAACTTATTCAATGATAATGATGAAAATCAGTTTAATGATGATACATCATTATTAATAGATTTTTCTGATCATCCGCTTTACTGGATTGGTGGATTTAGTAAATTAATTAGTAATCAATTATTTTTTAAGAAATTTACTGTTAAAACTTTTCAAAATATTTCTCCTGATTTGAATATTGAGGAATTAGAAAAAGCTGGAGAGGAATTAATGTTTAGAAAGGCTTGGGAGTATATTAAACCTTTTGATTTATCTAAACCACTTCATATTGATTGCCTTAAAATAAAGGCTAGTAAGGAATTAATTGATAATCTACAAGCTGCTATTTTATTTTTTGAAGCGTTTGAAGAATATGAAAAATGTGCTCTTTTGAAGAGTATTGAAAGTAAAACTAAAGAGTTTTTAGACTAGCTTGGCCTCTAGCTTTTTTTAACGTATATTGTCTCTACGGGTTTTGAGGAAATGAGAAACGTGAGGATAAGGAAACGAGTAAACGCGCGAATGAGTAAAACGGGGATAAGGAATAAACTAAAATAAATAATATGAGAAACAGAGAAGCAACACTTCGAAAAATCGATAGTATCGATTCTAATTTAAATAAAATGATTCTACTTTTAAATCAGGGAGATCGCCAAGCGTGTTATGAACAAGTGGAATCACTTCGTGAACAACTAGATCAACTTAGAACATATATTGAATCAGAACCTATCTCAGGTAGTGAACTTAATAATCTAAACTAATATGTTATCAGCAGAACAAATTCAACAGAATTGGATTGATTTTGAAGAAACAATCAAATTTTATATCTCAGAACCTCGTCGTTCTCAATTATTAGATTTTTATTCTAAATATTCAGAACGTATTATGTTAATGCCAGCTGCTCATAAAAAAGAGTATCACAATGCATTTCCAGGAGGGTATGTAGATCATGTATTGCGTGTAGTTGATTGCGCTCTTAAATTAAATGATATTTGGGTTGAGATGGGAGTAGACGCTTCTACTTATACTAAAGAAGAATTAGTATTCTCAGCTTTAAATCATGATTTAGGTAAAATGGGTGATGAAGAAAATGAAGCATATATCCCTCAAACTGATCAATGGCGTAAAGAAAAATTAGGAGAAGATTATAAATTCAATGATAAATTAGAGTTTATGTCAGTTCCAGACCGTGGTTTATATTTACTTAATAAACATGGTATTTCATATACTAAAAATGAAATGTTAGCTATTAAGTTACATGATGGGTTGTATGATGATGCTAATAAACCATATTTAATGTCTTGGATGCCAGAAACAAAACCACGTACTTCACTTATTTTTATTATTCATCAAGCTGATTTAATGGCTGCTAGAATTGAGTTTGAACAGGAATGGTTTCCAAAATTTAAAGGTAATTTGGAATCTCAGAAGAAGGATTTTACATTGAATGTAAATAATAAAACAACAACTACTACTAAAAAAACTCCTACTAAAACTAAAGCATTAAATAATATAAAAAGTGAAGGTTTAAAAAATGTAATGAATGATTTTTTTAAAGATTAATATATAAAAATAATAATAAAGGTTGTAATAAGAATTACAGCCTTTTTCCATTTAAATTATGATAGCAGCAATTATATCTGTACTTTCAGTTATTATAGTATTATTAGTTTATACTAACTATAATTTACTTAAAAAGAATGAAAAATGTGAGGATATTATTAAATTATATGAGAACTATA